TAAACGCTTGCAATTCAACACAAAATAAGGATAATTAAAAGATGAGTGGAACGTTAAACAAAGTAATGCTAATTGGCAATGTGGGCAAAGACCCTGAAATAAGAGTTACGCAAGATGGCAAAGAGATTGCAACATTAAGCGTGGCAACTACTGAGGGTTGGACTGATAAGGCAACTGGCGAGAAAAAGAATCGCACAGAATGGCACAAGGTTGTTATATTTAACCCAAGCGCAGCTAATTTTGTAAAGCAATATGTTCACAAAGGCTCAAAGGTTTATGTTGAGGGGCAGCTACAAACCCGCAAATGGGCTGACGCAACAGGGCTGGAACGCTACACAACTGAGGTTCAAGTTCAAGGCTACAATGGCAACATAACCCTGCTAGACAAAGCTGGAAAGAGCCAAGATTCTGACACTTACGAGGCTGCTAAGTCTGGTGGGTATGATGATTCTAATTCTGAAATTCCCTTCTGACCTATGGGCAGATATAACCCTAGAAGCAAACCACCCACTAAAGCGCAGCAACAATGGCTAGACCTTGTAGCTCAACAGAAGTGTGTAGTAACAGGCAGAAGGGATATCCAGCTACATCATATTGTGGAATGCAAAAGACGCTTCGGGCATGATTATGTTTTGCCTCTAAGTGTTGAAACGCATAGGGATATTTACAAGATACCAGTTAGTGAGCAAATGGAGCTATGTAAGGCTCTTTGGGCTGACTTGGGTAGAGAATGGGTTAGCCCGCCAAGTAAGATAGTTAAGCGAGGGGAGATATGAATAGATATAAAATAGCCGCACTAATTGTAGCTGGCGGATTACTGGTAACATTAACACAAGCCGCTTATGAAAAATACTATAGGGCTATTTACATAAAAGGCTATTCAGAGTCAGGCAATATGATAGTAAATATGATAGAACTATGTAAAATTGAGCCTGAAAGATGTGGATATTTCATTGCTAGAGCAACACCGCCAATTACTACAAAAGATTTAATAGTTGACTGATACATAACAATAGGTTAATATCTATAATAGAAATGGCACAAGGCAGAAAGAAAGGCGGAGCTAAAACAGGCGGCAGAGCTGCGGGAGCTACCAATAAAATTACAGGAAGGGCTAAAGACATGATTGCCGCTTTCCTAGATAATACAGCCAGTGAGTTTCAAGGCTGGGTAAACACAGTAGCTCAAACAGACCCGCACAAAGCTTGCGATATTTACCTTAAAGCATTAGAGTTCAATTTACCTAAACTTGCAAGAACAATTCTAGAGGGCGATAAGAATAACCCCATAAACGTGCTTATCAACTATCCACATGCAAATAAGCCTACCCCATAACTTCGTTTACAGAAACTACCAAGAGCCGCAGTTCATAGCTTCTGCTGAAGGACTAAAGCGTTTCTATAAGGTTTGGCATAGGCGGGCAGGTAAAGACCTAACAGATTTCAACTTCATTGTTTGCAAAGCATTTGAGCGTGTAGGCTTATACTGGCATATGCTACCTGAATATAATCAAGCCCGTAAGGCTATCTGGCAAGGTATGAATAAGGATGGCAAGAAGTTTACCGACTACGTTCCTAAAGAACTAGCGGCTAATATCAATAACCAAGAAATGAAGATAACGCTGATTAACGGCAGTATTATTCAGATTGTAGGCTCAGATAACATTGATTCACTGGTAGGAACAAACCCTATAGGGGTGGTATTCTCAGAGTTCGCACTAACAAACCCTAGAGCATGGTCATTAATTGAGCCAATATTGCTAGAGAATGATGGATGGGCAGTATTTAACACCACGCCAAGGGGTAAGAATCATGCCTATGACCTATGGGTATTAGCTGAAAAAAACCCCAAATGGTTCACGCAGAAGTTATCAATTGATGATACACGCAACGCAGAAGGTAAGCCGCTTATTACCGCTGAAATGATTGCAGAGCTGCGCTTAATGGGAACGGATGAAGAAACTATACAGCAGGAATACTATTGTAGCTTTGAAGGTTCTATGCAGGGCGCATACTACGCAGAGCAAATGAAATGGCTAGAGGATAACAAGCGCATAACAGCAGTGCCACACATTGAAGAACTGCCAGTTAAAACCTATTGGGATATTGGTATATCAGATTATACCACAATCTGGTTCGTTCAAACAGTTGGCGCAGAGTTTAGGGTGATTGATTACCTACAACGTAACGGGCAGCCGCTTAGTTATTACGCTAAAGAGCTGCAAGCACGTGGCTATTTATACGCAGAACATATCCTACCCCATGACGCAGGGCATCAACAGATAACTACAGGCAAATCTATTCAGGCGCAGATGGAGGATTTAATGCCAAGGCAGGATTTTACAGTTCAAAAGCGCACCTCAAACGTAAATGCCGATATTATGGCAGTAAGAGCATTTATGAAACGCTGTGTATTTGATGAAGTTAAGTGCAAAGATGGATTGCAAGCTCTAAGAAGCTACACAAAGAAGTGGAATGATTTAAGAAACAACTATGATGATAAACCTTTGCATGATTGGGCATCACATGGTGCAGATTCTTTCAGGTATTTTGCTATTCATAATGCTGATGAGTATGATATGGCGAATGATTATGATTATAACAACCTTACAAAACATAACCAAACACGCATAGTTATTGATACAAATGACTTCTCAATAAATGACTACTTGTAATACTTAAATATTTGTGCTAATATAACCTTACAACAATCACCACTACGCACAATTTACAACTCTAAAAGGCTTTAAAGTGGTTGATATTATTCAAATGAATGAAGGTCATGTGCAGGGTATTCTTGATACTCTATGCCCAGCGTATTATGCCGAAGCATATAAAGAACTAACACCTTCTTATGAGTTTGCAGCAATAACTATAGGTAATTACTTAGAGAATAACAGCGTTGTAGCTGTTGATGGCGATAGAGTTGTAGCAGTAGCAAGCGCAATCTGCACTAATACTTATTTTATTGAGCAAGAATTTGATGTTGTTATGTTCTATGTTCATCCAGACTATAGACGTTCTGGTGTGGCAAGTGCTATGAGGGATGCGTTAATCACAATGAAAGACTTTTTAGGTGCAAAAATTAGCTATACATCTTGTTTATCAGGTATAAGCGAAACAAACAGAAAGTCATTTGAAAATCTATGGGCTAAAAAAGGTTACAAACTTCTAGGCACAGTAATGTATAAAATTGAGGGGAATCATGGCGGGTAACATCTTAAAAATAGCGGGTATTGCCGCATCTTTATACACAGGTAATCCTATGTTTGCAACGCTTGGCAACTCTGCTGGTGGTGCACTAAACGATAAAGATAACAAAAGTGCAGCTAAGAAAGCCGAGAATAGCGCAATGGCTCAACTTGATAGCGACCGTAAGAAAGCAGCAGAAGAAGCAGAAAAGAAACGTAAGGCACGTTTACCAGTAGATACAGTTCTATCAAACCCTCAAATGGCAGGCACACTTGGTTAAAACAGCAAAAGAAGTCATAGAAAAATTTGACAAAATGGAAGGTGATAAGTCACCTAACCTAAACTTATGGCAGGAAATAGGTGAGTTCTGCTATCCTTCTGTTAGTAACTTCACACGCTATTACAATAAAGGTGAGCGCAGAGGTAGATTACTTTTTGATGGAACGGCAGAGCGTTCATTAGAGATATTTGCAGCTAGTATGATTGGTTTAATAGCTAACCCTGCGTCTAAGTGGATTGATTTCCAGCCTACAGACCAAAAGTTAAGTGATGATAGGTCAGTTAAAGAGTTTGTTGATGAAGCTAGAACTAAAGTATTGGCGGTATTTAACAATCCTAACACTAAATTCTATGATAATCTGTTCACAGTCCTGCAAATGATTGGTGCATACGGCACAGGTTGTTTGTTTATAGATGAGGATAAAGACCATATTGCTAAATTCAGGGCTGAATCACCCAAAGGTTTGAACTTTACTGAGGATTTCTCAGGCGGAGTTGAAGAAGTTTATTTTAACCGCAAATATAGAGTTGACCAATTGCAAGGTGATGATTGGGATTTGCCAGAAGACTTTAAACGCAAGAAGCCTGACGATATGGTGCAGGTTCTAAGGGTTATTTATCCGAATAAAGACTATGACCCTAAGAAAATGGGTAGGGCTTTTGCTAAGTATCATAGCTGTTATTATTTGAAAGACGAACAGAAGCTAATTAAAGAATCGTATTTTGACACAATGCCTGCACCTATTGGTAGATGGGGCAGATTAGATGATGAAAAATGGGGCGATTCACCTGCTCGTGTAGCATTATCTGAGGTAAAACTTATCAACGTAACCCAGAAAGGCGTTACTGTTGCAATGGAGAAAAGGCTTAAACCTACCATAATTGTTAGTTCAGAAGCTAAATTTGGTAAGTTTGACACTACACCTGGTCAGCCATTAGTTGCTAGGGGTAATGTTAATGACGCTATTAAGCAGCTTGATATGTCTGGTGATGTAGGGATTGTTCTTGAATGGCAGGAATTAATCAGGCAAGCAATACGTTCTTCATTCTATGTTGATGTATTCCAATCTGCCGAAAGAATAGACATGACAGCAACGGAAGCTAATATACGTTATGCTTCACAGCTTCGCATTGTTGCGCCTCGGGGCGCTAGGATTCAATCAGATATATTAGGACCAGCGGCAGAACGTGTGCTTGATATGCTAATTAGGCAAGGTAAAATAATTGTGCCTCGTGCATTAAAGAACACCGAGCTAAGGGTTACTTATGTAAGCCCACTTGCACAAGCGCAGCGTTCTCAGGAAGGGCAGGCAATGGTGCAGTATGTTCAAGAGCTAGGCATGGCAGCGCAGTTTAAGCCTAGCGTTTTAGATTGGATTGATGAAGATGGGTTTGCTAAAGAGCTTGCATCTATTCGTGGTGTGCCTGAGAAAATGCTGAAGGTTCAAAAAGATGTTGACAAGCAGAGAAAAGCACAGCAAGATATAGCTACTGCCCAGCAAACATTAGCATTAACACAACAAGCGGGTGAGGCAGGACAAGCGGTAAACGCAGCGGAAAATGGATAAACGATTAAAGAAGTTTGTATTTAAACCCAAAGACCTCCCCTTTCCAGAGGAGCGTTCCGCATCCAGAGCATATAAGAAACTATTTGAAGAAGGGCTTGGCGAGAAAGTCCTAGAGCAGTTAATCCTTGAAATGGAATACTTCCGCCCAGATTTACCTGTATCACATGAACAGATGGCGTTTAACGCTGGCAAAAAATATGTAATCAACCACATACTACACGCTGTAAGTGCTGAGTATGAAACAATAAAGGAAGAAGAAGATGACAACAGTTGAAGCACAAGGCTCGTTAGCTGACCCAGTTGGAAGCGCACCAGCGGCAGAAACTAATACAGCACCAGATTTTGGGAGTTTTGTAAGTTCTGCACCTAATGAGCTTAAAGAGCTATTCACAAAGAACGGCGTTAAGGACTTTGACACATTAGCTAAGTCTTATAACGGGCTGAACTCATTGATTGGCAAAAAGGGATTAATTAAACCTAGTGATGATGCACCTGATGCAGAAAAGGAAGCTTACACTAAATCTTTATACAAAGAAATTGGCGTGCCAGAAGATGGCAAGTATGAATACACATTGCCAGAAGTGTTTACTACGGATTACAAAGACCATGTTGACCAAGAGTTTTTAGATGGACTTTCTAAAGTTGCGGCAGAAAATGGTATTAACGGCAAAGGGCTACAAGCTGTAGTTAATCATGTTATGGGTGAATATGCTAATATGATAACCGAAGCTAAAGGTGATTTTACAGGACTTAAAACAGAATGGGGCAATGAGTTTTATACTAAGCTAGAGATGGCACACTCAGCTTATAAAACTGGTTTAGATGTTAATGACCCAAGAGTTAAGGCATTTGAGCAGAAATTTGGTAATGACCCTGACGCTGTATATGCGTTTGCTAAACTTGCAGAAAAGATAGGCATTAAAACCGACACGCTAAACACACCTACGCAGCCACAAGGGCAATCTAAGGCAGACCTTACACAACAAGCTATTGCCAAAACCCAAGCAGCTATGGATGCGATTAAATCTAACAAGTATAATGAAGCTGAGCAATTACAGAATGAATCTCGGGAATTATATGCAAGAGCAGCTTCCATAAATTAGTTGTTGATTATTTATTTAAAAGCTGATAGAATCCACAAACAGGGGCAGACTTTCTACTAAAGTTCCCTTGACCACTTGAAAGTAAGGGCAGTTAGGCTTCTGATTCAAAAGCAAGTAGATGTCTATATTCTATAGGGAGCATCACGTTAGTTTTAACATTAACTTAACGGGGATGACATAATGTCTGATACTCAAAATCAAATATTGGTGACGGATTTCACCAATCAAATCATGTTAGAGGCACAACAAGCAACTAGCTTCTTTCGTGGTAGAATCCTAGAAACTCCAGTAAAAGGTAAAATCTTTGAACACCAAAACCTTGGTGCTACTCAGGTTCAATCTATTAACAGCCGTTTCCAACAAGTAAACCTAACTAACCCAGTTCACCAACGCCGTGGTGCTGCAATCCAAGGCTTTTATGAAGCTATTGGTATTGACAATGATGACGTTCTGAAATCTATGGTTGACCTACAATCTGGCTATGCAAAATCAATTGCACAAGCTATGATGCGTAGAGTTGACCAGACAGTTGCAGAAGCAGCTATTGGCTCAGTTCTTACTGGCGAAAACTTCACAACTTCAACTTCATTCTCAAGTGATGGCGGTCTTAACGTGACGGCTGGCTCTGGTTTGACTTATGATATTCTTCGTGAAGTTAAGCAGAAACTAAACGCTAAAGGTGTAGGTCTTAACGCTGACGAACAACTATATATTGCTTGTACTGACGTTCAGGCATCTACGTTGTTTGACCAAGTTGAGGTTATTTCGCATGACTACAATACTAAACGTGCAGCAGAATCAGGTATGTTACCTGACATACTGGGCTTTAAGATAATTGTATTCCCGTCTGCGCCTGATACTGGTGATTCAATAATTGCTAAACCATCAACTCGCTCATGCTTTGCATTCTCTAATAACGGACTAAAACTTGGTATGCTTTCTGACTTCCAAGTTCGTTATGAAGAACGTACTGACTTAGTTGATACTAAGCAGCTTAAAATCATAGCACGTTTTGCAGCACTTCGTACTCAAGGGTACAGAGTTTGCAAAATAGACGTAACTGAATAACAATAGGAGAATAAGAATATGGCTGTTGAAAATAAATATGTAAACACTGAACTAGCTGCGGGTGTCCTAGCGGATGCTGGCTATGCTGGCGCAGTAAAAACAGTAATCCAGACCTTTGCGGTTGCGGTTGCTGATGATGATGGCTCTGTATATCGCTTAGCTCGTATTGGGGATGGTGACATTCTTTTGCGTGCAACGATTATGTGTGATGCTATCACAAGTGGCACTGACTATGACATGGGTCTTTATAAGACAGGTGTCGCTGGTGCAGTAGTTGATAAAGATTGCTATATGGATGGTCAAACATTCGCATCAGCAACTAAGACTATTGACGGCTTGCAAACTGTAGCTATTGAGAATCGCACTAAAGAAACATGGTCTTTGATTTCTGGCGTGACTTCTCAAACTAAAGACGAAGGTTACGAATACGATATCGCACTAACTGCTAATACAGTTGGTTCGGCAGCGGGTGACGTTACTGTTATTCTTGAAATCTTGAAGAAAGCGTAAACTATTAGGGGTGTAGGGCAGCTTACACCCCACTAATCTAGGGAAGTTATGAGTTCAAAGTTAGACATTTGCAACGCTGCACTACAAAATCTTGGAGCTAACAAGATAACTTCTATTGATGAAAATTCTAAAGGTGCAATTGAGTGTAAGTTAAGATTCAATTCAGCAAGGCGCACTTTACTACAAATGGGTGTTTGGAACTTTGCTATTAAACGTGCAAGCTTAAACCGAGATGTAACCGCACCAGCATTTAATTATGCTTATTCATATACATTACCTGCCGACTTTCTTTATATGGTTATGACCCAGTTGGAAGAAACTTATCAAGGCACATCTGCTAAAGTATATTCTAATCTTTATGTGCATGACTTGCCCGGCATTACAAATATTGATAAATACCGCATTGAGGCTGACAAGCTGGTTACTAATGATGGTGAGTGCGGGATTATTTATGTTGCTGACATAGAAGATACGCAAAAGTTCAGCGCAACATTTACAGAACTGCTAACACGTTATTTAACGGCAATGATTGCTTATAGAATGACAGGCAGCAAATCTGAAAGAGATACTCAATACCAGATATTCCAACAAGAACTTGACACGGCATTATCTATTGATAGCCAACAAGGTGTATTTGATAGGCTTGAAGTGAGTGAATTTTTATCTTCGAGGTTATAGATGCGGGCATATTATAACCAGCAAGCTTTTAACTACGGACAGCTTGGCAAGTTAATTGCCGCACGTTCAGAAATACGTTACTATAAAAAAGCCTGTAAGAAGGTTCTTAACTTCCGCCCTACTATTCAAGGACCGCTAGAGAAGCGCAAAGGCTCTATTTATGTAGCTGAAACTAAAGACAGCACTAAAGTTTCTAGGCTGGTTAAGTTTGTATTCTCTGAAATTGACTCATTTGTTTTAGAGTTTGGCGAGCTTTATATTAGGTTTTTTCAAGGCACTAGCGTTGTAGGCGCACCTTATGAGATAGTAAGCCCTTGGGCTGCTACTGAGGTAAAAGACCTTAAATTTGCCCAAAAAGGTGATATCTGTTACATAACACATCCTAATTACCGCCCTTATAAATTAAGCAGAATTGCCAATACAAATTGGACACTTGCAGTTGTGGATAACAAACAAGGACCAGTGCGTGACGTAAACGAAACAGCCACAACTATTACACTTTCAGGCACGCTAACCACAGGCGGAACATCTACATGGACAGCTTCAACAAGTATCTTTACCTCTAATATGGTGGGTTCTGTTTGGGCTATAGCTGATAGTAACAACGCTAATATTAGCTATGCAAGAATGGCAACCTATAGCAGCGGCACAGTTGCTACATTTACCAACCAAACAAATTTAACGGCAGTTACAACAACGCCAACAACAAAATGGTATGAAGCGGCATGGAGTGTTCCAAGGGGCTTTCCTAGGGCAGTTGCGTTCCATGAGCAGCGTTTATGTTTTGGTGGTACTACTGCTAAACCTTTAGAAGTGTATTGCTCAGTTGGTAATGGTGCTTATGAAAACTTTGATAAAGGAACTGCTACAGCTACGGATGCAATGCGCTTTGAGATTGATGGCGCATTAAACGCTATTCAATGGTTGCTATCGGATGGCAACTTCCTAGTAGCTGGAACATTTGGCGGCATGGCGTTTATAGGTTCTACAGGTATTGATACGGCTTTTACAGCAACTAACGTAAAGGCAAGGTCTGGTAGTTCATTTGGTAGCTCCTCTTATCAGGGCGTTAGAACTAATAACACGCCTGTCTACTCACATTCAAACACGAAAAGCCTTTATAAAGTGCAGTATGATGACACTACCCTTAAATATGCGGCACTAGATTTAACAGATTTTTCAAATGATATATTATCAGCAGGTTCTACTTATATTGATACTGTTGAACAACCTGACCAAACTGTTCTAATGGTTTCAGGCGGTTCTTTAATGTGCTTATCTTATGATGAAAGCCAAGGTGATGGAACTATTCCCCTGCTAGGCTGGTATGAATATGATATTGGCGGCACTATAGAAAGCGTTGCAAGCGTTCCAACATTAAGTGATGATAGAATATGGGTTATTGTTAACAGGGATGGCGGGCGTTATGTGGAATATTTATATATAGGTGATGATGATATTTACGTTGATTCTGCTATTACTTATTCAGGCGCAGCAACGAGAACATTTACAGGGCTTGACCATTTAGAGGGTGAAACTGTATCAGTATTGGGTGATGGTTCTTACGCTGGTGATTACGAGGTAGTAAGCGGTTCTATAACAATACCTGACAGCAAGTCAGCAGTAGAGCTTGCTTATATTGGGCTGCCTTATAATGCTGACTTTGAATCAATGCCAGTTGACCCACAAACTCAAACAGGAATGACGCAGACGCAAATGAACAGAATATCTGAGGTACAATTTATACTATACAGAACAAAAGGTATATCAGTTGGTGAATCATTTAGTAATTTGATTGTTGAGCCTATCAGGAATTTAATAAGTAACATGAATAAAGCGCCTGCTTTTATTGGTGCAGACTATCCTGACGTGGCGCAATCTGATTTTAACGGAACATGGGGCAGGCAGAATACAATTTGTTTAAGAAGTTCATTGCCATTTCCATGCACGTTGGTAGCATATATGGCAAAGATGGAGGTGGAAGCTAATTAATGTGGGAAATATTTAAAGATTTAGATGGCAGACCAGCGTGGGAAAAACCACCAGCGGGGAAAGCTGCCGAGAATGTTACTAATTCGGATAGCTCGTTGCCAACAGGCGGCGAAAACATGGGTTTGCTATCAAGCATCTTGGGTGATTTTGGTGAATACACCTCACAAAGAGATGTGCAAAAACAATACAAGAAGCAAATAGGGCAGATACTTCAAAATACCCAGCTTGATATTCAGCAAACCAGAACAGCACAAGGGCGCAGATTAGACTTGCAACGTGCTAATTATGGCAAGGCTGGCGTTAAAATGACAGGTTCAGCAGTTGATTTAATCAATGAGCAGATTGCCCAAGATGAATTAGAACTTTTAAGTAAGCGTTACGAGGCTAAAATTAAGATAGGTGATTCGGCGGCAGGCATGAGGCAGGCAGGCAGTAAAGCTGACACGGCATTAGGTAGCGGGTTTGTAAGGGCTGCTAATTATATAGATGTTAATAAAGGGTTTGGTATAGGTGGCTTATGATAATTCCTGACGTAAATATTGCAAGTCCTACAAGCGGCGTTAGTAACGTAGTGCAGCAAGACCCTTATGGGCTTAAAGGTACTTCTGAGGTAATGAGTATTGAATCTGACCTTATGCTTAAGAAAGAAACTCGTGACGCAGATGCTTACGAGATTAAAACCCGCCCTGACTTTCAGATTAGTTTACAGAAAGCTATGGAAGAATCACGGGTTGAGGCTGAAACGCCCGACCAGATGACAGAGTTATTCTTAGAAAAAAGCAAATCTGTTTATGATAATATCTATGAAGCAGCCCCTAATCAGATTGCAAAAAGAAAAATAGAAGAAAGATTCAGCCAGTATCAAACTGCTTACGGCTCGCAGATGGTGCGGATGCAAGCAGAAGAAAACCAGAACTTGCGTATATTATCAGTAGGGCAAGCAGTAGATAAATATGCAGCGCAGATTGGCGTTAATGGGAATTACGAGGCTAACGTGCTAGGAATTGAAGCAGCTATAAAAGATGCTGAGGCTTTTACATCGCCGCTTGAAATGGAAAAAATACGCTTGCAAGCTATGGGTAATGCTAAACAAGTAAAGCTTGATTACGAGCTTAGTAATAACAACTTTAAAGAAGTTACCAGATTAATCAATGACCCTGTATTTTCGGAAGGTTTAACTGCTAAAGAAATACAAGCTTATAGAGATACTGTAACGCAAGCAAAAACGAAGCTGGAAAAGGTAAGGTTCACTGACCCTGCTGGTTATATTATGATACAAAACCCTGATGCAACGCTTGATGAAGTTTATAATTCTCAAGGCGGTTTAGGTGCGTCTAGGGCTATTATGCCACAAGAAACTGCAAAAGGAATAGTTGCGCAAGTTAACACATTCCAAGACTCTAAGCAGATGAAAGAGTTTTTAACTAATGTGCAGCGGAATTATGGCAAGTATGCACCAAACGCTTTGAGGGATTTACGCAAAGCTGGTTTATCAGCTTCTTATTCTTATGCTACTGAGCTTGACCCTGTAGAAGATTCTGAAAGGATTGACCTATTATTTGATACAATTAGGCAGGAGCAGGGCAAAGATGGTAAGCTAATAAGCGGTGCAAAGCTGATAGAGGATAATGTAAAAAGCAAATTAAACGGCAGAGGCGAAACTTTAGAAAAGACCTTTACTGAGCCTTTTGAGGCGGCTTATTCTATCCAAGACCAGATATATGCGGATATGCAATTATCCCCTGCGGTTCGTGCTAACCAACGAGAGCAATCAAGGCTGCTTGCGCTTTCACATTATGACAAACATGGTGATGTTGATGCAGCTATTAAGTTCTCTACTGAGCATTTATTCAGAGGCGCAAAGATTGAAAGAATTGGCGGCGTTCAAATACCAATCCCTGAAACTCAGAAAATCAATGAGGTAAAGAAGGGCGCAGAGATATTGCAGGACAGCCTAGAAGTTATTTCTACTAATATAAATGGATTACCCCAAAGAGTATCGGGTATGGTTTTACGTTCTGGTAGTAAATGGGTAGCTAATGAAGATAACACAGGTTTAATCTTAACCGACTTAAACGGAGTGCCGCTTAGAACTGAGGCAGGCATGGCAGAATATAAATGGAAAGATTTAGAAGAAGCCAGCCGACAAGGTAAGGATTTAACTGTTAAAGAAACTGTTGATAAAATGGTTGATATGAATAAGCAGATTGAGGCATTAGCTGAAAAAAACAAGGCTAATAAGAAAAAAGGCTTGCCTGTAAGTAAAGAATTGCCAAAGGATTTGCCGCAATTACCAGAGTTTAAATTAAAAAAACAACCTAAAGCTAACGGCAGCAGTTCGCTTGGCAACCTTAATGAGATGATAGACCAATGATGATATCACGCTCCAGCACAGGCTCACCGCCTTTAATGCCAGACCCTTTAAGGGAGGCGGCTGCTGTTGCTGATTTTGAATCAGGCACGTTAGAAAGTTTGGGCGCAAACGTGGTTCAAGGCTATACAGAAATGGGCGCAAATTCTATATTCCAAGGCTTAAAAGTAAAGAACTTGGAAAGCACAGGAACGCCAATAGATGAGGCAACTTATAAGAAAAGCCCATCATTCCGCCCTGACCTTCCGTATTATCAAGGCATGACAGAAGAAAGCGCAAACGAACTTGCCAGATATAATGATGATAAGAAATATCGCCAGCTTTTAACTGAAAGAGCTAACACAGTTGGCATAGGAACAGTTGCTTATATTGGTGGCATGGTGGTTGAGCCTCTTAATGCCATAGCTGGACTAGCTACAATGGGTGTTGGCACTACTATGATGGCTTCTAAAATGGGCGCACATATAGCAACTAAAAGCCGCATAGGTGTAAGGCTTGGAGCATACGGAACAGAAGGATTAGTTGCAGCGGCAGCTACAGAGCCGTTTAATAGGTTTGGTGCGGGTATGCTGCGAGATGACTATACAATGGCTGATAGCGCATTAAACATAGTTTCCAGCACGATATTAAGCGCAGGGCTTGGAACAAGTGCTAAGTTTTTAGAGGACAGAGCCAAGATAAGGGGCGCTGCAAAGGCATATGAGCAAGCTATAGAAGAAGTTGACCTTGCTACTAAACAGCTAATGCAAGGGCAGGAGATTGACGTTAGGGCGGTTCAAGCTATCGCAGATTCTAAGGTAGCAGTTAGAACAATCAAACAGCAAATTGATGAAGTTAAAGCTACTGTTAGTAGTGCCGATGGCTTTTTTGATGAAGCTGTGCTTGCCGCTGCTAGAAACCAGAACGCCGCTAGTCGTGATNTAGTGGTTAATATGCCTATACAAGATTTNCTTACTTTGGCAAAAGAGGGTTTTGACGCAACTAAGGCTGAAAGAGTTGCTGGGCTTGTAAAGTCTAACCAGAAATTTAATGATTTACCGCAACTATCTTTTGAAACGCAAAATGGTGCAGCTAAAGTTTTAGGGCACGAAGGAAGGCATAGAGCTAGGGAGTTATTAAAAGCTGGCGTTGACACTATGCCAGTAGTTCTAAGGTCTATAGGTGATGGCATTGACCGCCCTTCAATTAGATGGGGTAAATTAGGTGATGGTAGTGTTGATGATATTCTTGCACAGCAATGGGATTTCCCAAGAACTATTAAACAGCAAGATGG